TTAAATTTCAATCGTTAAACCTCCTTGTAGCGGGTTTAACGCTACTGCATTTTGTAGGTATTCCGGCGAAAGGTGTGCATAGGTCATTGTCTGCTGGATGTTTGCATGACCAAGTATTTGCTGTAATGCAATGATGTTACCCCCGTTCATCATGAAATGACTTGCGAAGGTATGACGCAAAATATGCGTTGCCTGATTTGCAGGAATATCGGGCTTAACCATCTTCAGCACCTTGCAAAAACTCACATAATCGACGTTGAACAGATTCCCGCTGGCATTCTTCTTAATCAGCGATTCAAGCTCAGAAGAAATCGGTACAGTGCGCTTTTTCCCGTTTTTGGTTTTCAGGAACGTCACGCGCCCGTTTACTATCTGTGCCGGTTTGAGTGTTACCAGCTCTGACCAACGTCCACCGGTACTAATCCCCAACAGGGCGACCAGCAGGTCATCACCTGTAAATGACTTAAGCAGCAGCGCAATTTCCATTTTGTTTAGGAAAGCCATTTCGGGGTTCGCCTCTGCCAATGGTGGCAGACCATGAACGGGGTGCGCGCCCGCAAACTCTTCAAGTTGAATCAGCTTCGTGAACATGCCTGATAAGCGGTACATGTCACGGTTTATCGTCGATGCGCTGACACCCTTGCTAAGCCGTGTTGAGCGGTAATCCATGAGTATTCTTTTGCTTAACCGTGTGACAGGTATGTCCCCCATATCACCGATAGTTTTCAGCAAATGATTAAACTCCTTCGTCCCGCGCTCAAGGTTCTGCCCGTAATACTTCCACCAAACATCCAGCAATTCTGAAAGCGTTCGGCGATCAGCTCGCTTACCCGCCCATTCTTTAGTATTAGCGTTCGCCAGCGTATAGCGTTCGAATGCTACCGCTTCGGCTTTTCTTTCAAACTTCCGGCGGATGCGACGTCCTTCGCGCCCACGCGGTCTAATGTCCACTTCATATCGCCCATCATCAAGCTTCTTAATTGACATAAGAAAGCCCTCCGGTGGGGTTGTAACTATCTTGGTAACAAATAGTGAAAATGTAATGCTTATATATAGTTAGCCAATCTTCTTCTCGGAGTGGTCTGATTTTGTTGGTTCTTGCCCATTGTGTGCGAAAGCCGGTGCGATCTGACCAGCTTGCGGGGCGGTTTTATCTGTCATTAACCAAAGCGTGTATTTCTGAAAGAGGGGAGCATTAGTCACTCGAAGCACAACACTTAACCCTGGCTCCTTTTGCCCACTTTCATAGTTTTTGATTGTTCCTAAAGCTATCCCGCTCAGTTCACTGAATTTAGTCTGAGTTAACCCTTCGGCTTTTCTGATGGCTTTTAATTTTTCAAATGTCTGCATTTGACAGTAACCTATTGGTGACTTATATTCCCCATCTAGGTAATCAATGGATTACCTTTTCGGGCATGAGTCCAGCGCCTCAGGAAGCACCCTGAGCCGTTTTTAAGCCGCTGGATCCTGCAAGGTTAGCATGTAACCAGATGAGAATGGAGCCTGTGATGGAAGCGAATGACTACGTTATTCAGTACCCGCTTGATGCGGTGCACCCCGATAAGTTCGCAGAACTGCTAGGAAAACCCCGCACCGCAGTAGCTGCAATGATTGAAAAAAACAAACTGCCTGTTGTCGAATTCCGCGATCCGACAAAACCAAAAGCCCGCGCCGGTGACAAGCTGGTTTATGTACCTGAGTTCAATCGCGGTGTGCGAGAAGCGTTTTATAACCGCCCGGTAGAGCAGCGTGATGCGTGGTTGTTGTGGATGGGGCTATGACTATGAAAGAACCACGTTGCATCGCTCAGTTACTCCGTAACGAAAGCCCTAACCCGATTAACTTCACTATCACCCACGGACGGGGGCGCAAAGGCATCATCATCCGCACCCGTAAGACCGGCATTTTGGCCATCGTTGTTAAGCGCATCATGAAAATAAGAGAGGTGTCAAAATGGCTGTGATGACTCTTGATTTAGTACAAAAACAACCTGCAGCGCTGCGCGTCGTTATCGGCAAGCATCTTGCAGAACCACGCTGGCAGGACTCCTGCGATTTTTATAATCAGATGATGGAACGTGATCGCCTGACAGTCTGTTTTCATGCTCAGCTTAAACAGCGTCATGCGACCATGCGTTTTGAAGAAATGAACGATGTAGATCGCGAGCGTTTGGCCTGCGCGATTGACGAGCTGCGCGGTGCATTTTCTAAACGCCGTCAGGTCGGAGCTAGTGAATCGACGTATATAAGTTATCTGACAGTAAGCCAGCGCCGCACTTTATTTCTTCATGCAGGATTAACTGAGAAAGAGTTTAATCAGCCTTACTGGCGCGTTAATGAAGATTCATGTTATTGGCGGGAGCAACTATTCCGCGCGCTGCGTGAATTATTCAGCTTATTTGAATATGCCCCAACTATTTTAACCTCAGTTAAGCCTGAGCAATATTTGCATTAATTAACTCGCAAAAATTTTTACACGCTTGGATGCGTGGGGCATCTTTTTGTCTGGAGTTAGGTTAATGAATAAACAAATATCAGTATCTTGCAGCAACATCAAAGTTCTACTGGCTCAGGCCGCAGTCGAGGCGCAGCTGGTCACCGCGACCCGTTTCGCGTCAGCGCTTGATTCTCTGATAGCTCACATTTGCAAGTCTGAAATGAACCGCACGGAAATCATCGAGCTGTTGGGACAGGAATCCGAAAAGCTTCACAATTCTATTTTGAATCAGCAATAAATCTTTCAGGGGTTTTATGAGTATTAATATTGTTATCGATAATAAATTCGTCATTACCAGCGATCAATTCCAGTTTATTTTGCAGGAAAAGAAAATCGCTAAGTCTGGAAAAAATGCCGGTAAAGAGTGGCTCGATACTGTTGGCTTTTATCCAACAATCAGCAAGCTCGTTTCCGGTCTGGTGCTGCATAACATTTTAACCGGTGAAGCTCGTCAGTTTTCAGAGTTAGAGAAGCAGGTCGAGCAGATAGGTCAAAAATGTCTGGAAGCATTTACTGCTAATGGCCGTTGAGACCCGGGGGCGCGTTGCCCCCTCGCCACCCCCACCACTATCAAAAAGCACCGGTGAGAATTTCGTCGGTGCTGATCCGTGGAACAAATCCCGCGAGGCCATTGGCCGCGACAGACCCCTTACACGTGCCGAACTCCGTCAGGTGCAAGGTGTTTTAAACCGGATTGACCGTCTGCCGTTTTTCCTGCAAACGCTTTTTACCTCGCGTTATAACTTCATCCGCCGCACAAAGAGCCCTTTGGGTGGGCTGTATTTCCTCAAAAACACATTTGAGCGCAAACTGCTGCCGCGTCTTGAGCGTGTTAATGAGCTGTGCGGTATGAATGAATCCGCCTCGATCGGGTTTCTGTCTGCGCGGGATGAATACGCACGCCTGCCGGATATGAATGATAAAGAGCTCAGAAAGTTCTCGGGCAGAATCGCCGCGCAACTCTGGAGCAAATACGAGGAACTGAGCGACGCGTGGGCTGAGGCGCACGGCGGCAAAGAGACTCTTTTCACCGACGAGGCTCAGGCGCACCTATACGGGAAAGTAGCCGGTATTGCGCGTGCTTTCAATTTCACCCCGATGTACTGGAAAAAATACCGCAAGGGTCAGATGACGATCCGCATGGCATTTTCCGCTATTTCCCGCCTGATTAAAGACGAGTGGTGGGTAAACCAGCTCAAGGCGCAGCGAATGCGCTGGCGCGAGGCGCTGCTTATTGCTGCCGGTGAGGTCAACAAAGACCGTTCAGCCTACGCCAGCAAAATGGCGATCCGAGACGTTCACGCGCGCCGCCTGGCTAATCTCGAATACCTGAAGTCCTGCGAGCTGGAAAATAAAATCACCGGCGAACGTATCGACCTCATTAGCAAGGTCATGAGGAGTATTTCAAACCCTGAAATACGTCGCATGGAGCTGATGAATACTATCGCCGGGATTGAGCGCTACGCGGCCAGTGTGGGTGACGTGGGGATGTTTATCACCCTGACTACACCCTCGAAGTATCACCCGACCCGTCAGGTTGGCAAAGGTGAAAGCAAAACTGTACAGCTTAATCACGGCTGGAACGAAACAGCATTCACACCCAAAGACGGCCAGCGCTATCTCTGCCGAATCTGGAGCCTGATGCGTACCGCTTTCAAGGATAATGATTTGGAAGTGTACGGGATGCGCGTTGTCGAACCGCACCACGACGGCACGCCACACTGGCACATGATGCTGTTTTGCAAACCCGGTCAGCGTAAAGCCATTAACGAAATCATGCGTCGTTATGCCCTCAAAGAGGACGGACACGAAAAGGGCGCGGCAAAACAGCGCTTTGAGTCCCGTCATCTAAATAAGGGCGGCGCGGCGGGTTATATCGCGAAATACATTGCCAAAAATATCGACGGCTACGCGCTTGATGGCCAGCTCGACCACGACACCGGCAAGCCGCTGAAAGACACGGCTGCTGCTGTAACCGCATGGGCGTCAACATGGCGAATCCCTCAGTTTAAACCAATTGGTCTCCCGACAATGGGCGCTTACCGCGAACTGCGCAAGCTGCCGCGAGGTGTGAGTATTGCCAGCGAGTTTGACGACAGGGTCGAGGCTGTCCGGGCTGCTGCTGATGAAGGCGAATTTGACCTGTATATCATCGCGCAGGGTGGCGCAAACATTAAGCGTGATGCTCAGGCCGTCAGGGTCGCGCGTAAGGTGACGGATGAGGTCAACGAATACGAGGAAGATATCGAGAGGGTTGTCGGAATTTATGCCCCTCACCTCGGGGCTCACCGTGTCCATGTAACCCGTACAGCCGAATGGCGCATCGTTCCAAAGGTTTTGGCCGTTGAGCCTTTGACTTTAAAAAGCGGCTTTGCCGCGCCTCGGAGTCCTGTCAATAACTGTGGAAAGCTCACCGGCGGTGGCGATCCAGTTATGACCCCCACACCGTCTGAGCAAGCCGCAGCGGTGTTAAATCTGATTGAGCGCGGGGTTATCGGCTGGAATGAGCCGGACATCGTGAAGGTGCTTAACGGGGCGTTAAAAGCTGGCGTCCCGCGCAAAAATCGACAGCAAAGAAGTAATGCGCCGCTCAAAACCAGCGAGCAAGCGCCATCAGCCAGGATGACGAAGCCCGAAAGGGATCGAATCGCAAAAATTCGTTTCGAGTTAGCTCAGGAAGGTATCGTCCCTGAACGATGGGAGATTGAAGCTCTGGCGAGAGGGGCAACAGTAATTTATGGGGATAAACGGTTTTGTTTTGCTGTACAGGAAAACTGGATGGTGTTTCCCTTAAACTGGTGAGAAAATGTAAATTAGCAAACTCGAAGGAAAACGCTGTAACTTTAGGTAACACTCAAATTTAATGGGGTGACCATCGATGGTTAAATTAAAGGATGATGTTTCAGTGAAGATTGCTTTCGCGAGAGGTATGATAAACAGACTATGCAGGTGTTTTTTTTATAGGCATGATAAAGAGACACCTTGTATTCAAGTAGGTAAACCACTTCAAGATATAATTTTTTGGCTCAAATACAATGATGAGGAAGTGGCAAAATGTGCTAGCGCTCTGTTAAGGAATTATGGGCAAAATTTAGGGGTAAGTGATCTTCATAGCGCTAAACAGTTATTATTAAACTTTTGCTCTGAAGCCTTCAACTGTATAGATGCCGATTTCTTATCGCTTAACCCAGAGCAAAGATCCGTTGATAGTATAATATCAAAGGTGCATAGGGCAAATCTCTGTGAAATGTTTGATTGTTATATAACCTCACAAATGAAACTTTACCCTTATATATATAATCTTGAGTGTGTTAGGTTTGATGGGCAATTAAAGTTACAGGATGATCTTTATCTCTATGGCCCGGGGCAGGGTACGGCTTTATTGTCTAATATTAAATCTAAAGCTGGCATTGACGTTTATGAATCCTTCTTTGATGAGAAAGATATACGAGATGAACCGATTGGGAGATATTTCAATCATTCATGCTCGACAGCTATACTTATCTATGCATCATCTCAACAGGATGCAGTTGAGATGTTGAATCTGCTATTCGGTGGGTTATGTGTCACTGTGAATAATCCATTCGCTATTAATTCCTGTGATGTTAATAATAAAATTGAGAGTTTCTCTGAAAGTAAGTATCATATTTCTAATTTTCGTGTAAACATTCCATCATTGTTAATTTTAAATATTGATGATTTGGTTTGCGAACGGTTGGTGAAAATATTATCCAGATCTGATAAACGTGTTTTATCTGCTCTTTCGTTCATTGCTCATGGTTGGGGGAGTGATCGTCGTGAGAGGTTTTTAAATCAATTTATAGCTCTTGATGCAATGTATGGTAATAATGCAGGTAACAAAGCATCGATTATTGGTGGCGTCTGTCGAGATGCGATAAACATTTTTGATGTGAGATCTAAAATAGAAATAATCTACGAGCTTAGATGCAAGTTTGTTCATGGCGATATTTCCACTTTATCGGCACATGTGAAATATCTAAAATTTGTAGATTGCCACGGGGGCGATCCTGTTGAGTCTCTTTTTGAAATACTTAAAGAGTGCGTTCTCAATTATCAAGGTGTGTATGAAGCTCCAAAAGAATATAGTAACTTTCGGACAATGAATGTACCCGTTGAGCTTGCTGAGGATGTGAAAAAGATGATTGAGAGCTTCAAAAGTGGCAAGTGAAGTGATAGCGAAGCTTAGTTTTAGCTATGCATCTATGAGGTGCATCTATTTGCATCAGTTTTTTAGTTAGTTTTTTACGAGCCAGTGCCAGCCCTGGCGTGGCCCGGGGCTAATCTTGCACCTGCATTAAAAGCGACTCGTTAAGCGCGCAGGCGAGGCGGGGATAGCACTGCGCGCCAGCCGTGGTGACAGGATTTATTTTGCGCGTCTGTGCGCGTCGTAGCGGCGCGCTGAGCGGTGAGGTCGAATCCTGAGGCGGTGGCGGGGAAGCGTGGCGCGTGCGGCGTCTGGTGAGCTCTGAGGATGTGCCGCCCGCAGGCGGCATTTTGGGCGGGGTTACTCGGTATCGATGTTGTAATCCTTAAAGCGGATCACCTCCATCCCTAACCAATCGTTTATCTCTTTAAAACGCTCCTGCAGCGGCGTCAGCTCGTTACGCACAAATACCCGCGCCACCTTCTCGATATCCCCCATCGAGCCGATATTTTCAGGCTTGCCGCCCATCAGTTGAAACGGCACGCGATGCGCATCAAGCAGGTCAGCGGCGCTCACCTTCTTAATGTTAAAAAAATCATCTTTTGTGGCGACTTCACTCAGCGGCACGATCTTAATGCCGTCCGGTTTCCCGTTCGGGGCGTAGAAAAACAGGTTTTTGAAATTCCCGAGTCCTTTCGAGTCGCGCATCGCGGAGCGCAGCGCCTCAACATCGGTGCTGCTCTGCGCCGCGTCGGTCACGTACATGATGTAACCCGCGTGCGCGCCGTTCTGGTAATACTTACGGCGAAACAGCGTAGCGGATTCATTCAGCCAGGCGGAATTGAGCGCGCTCAGGTATTCCGGCATCCCGTAGAGCTCCTGATTGATATCAGGCTCAAGCAGATGAAACACCGAACCGGGGGCGAACTGGTGCGGATTGGTAAAGCTCGACACGTACCAGTAAACGCCATCCTCCACACCACGGCGGGTGTATTTGGCCGGGGAAGTTTCAAGTTTAAAGAGCTGGCCGGTCACGCTCATGCGCTTTTCGAGATAGCCGTTTGCAAACACCAGATAATCAAGCACAAGGCGGCTGAAGTCCTGACGCGACAGCAACGGGTGCGGGATAAAGGTGCTGGTCAGAATGTTGCGCTTGACGTAAATCGGGGAGCTGTGGTGTACGGCGGCGCGCAGGCTCTTTGCCAGCCCCGAGAAGTTGACCGGCGGCTCGTACCACTTCCCGTTATTGATGCACTCGACATAGTCGAGGATGTCGCGGCGATCCAGCACGGGCGACGGCTCACCAAAGGTGAACGCCTCCATTTTCTGCGGCGCGCTGGCGGTCATGTTGGTCTGTTTTGGCTGTTTCTTTTGGCGTTTTTTCATCTTAGTTAATATCCAGAATGGAGCTTGATTGCATACCGCTCCCAGCGGAAAGCGGCTCGTTTAACAGGGCGTGCATGGTCGCCCACGCGATATCCGCGTGGCTGGCTTCCTCGCTGCGGCTGGCTTCATAGGTGGCGCTGCGGCCGCTGCTGGTCATTGTTTTGCGGATAGCCATAAATGACTGCGTGATGTCGGTCGCACCGGCGTCATATTCCAGACACCCGCGCCTGATGGTGTCTTTCGCTTTCAGTACCATGGCGGTTTTCATTTCCGGCGTGTAACGAATGGCGCGCGCCGCCGGGAAGAATGAGCGCACGAGCTGGTAAACACCCTGGCCGATGCCGGTCGCATCGATGCCGATATAGTCAACGGTGTATTTCTCGGTCAGCGCCCGGATGGCCTCGGCCTGCGCGGCAAAGTCCATGCCTTTCCACTGGTGACGCTCAAGGATGCGGAACTTGCCACCTGCAACCAGCGGCGGAGCCAGTACCGCACAGCCTGCGCTGTCGCCGGTGTGTGACGGGTCGTAGCCAATCCAGACCGGTCGCCAGTTAAACGGACGGTCGGCGAACGGCTCGAAGTCCTCCCATTCTTCCATCGCATCGACCATGCAGCGCTGCAGCTCCTCGAACGGGAATACCGACGCCTTATCGTCAACGAACTCGCACATAAACAGGTTACGAAAGTCATCTGCGCTGTTTTCCTGCTTAAGCTGGTCGAGGTTAAACAGGGTGCAGCCTCCGGCGAGCGCGTCCTCAATGGTGACAATCTGCCGCCACTGTCCATCACCGCACAGCATGCCACCGGCGAGCGCCTGATGACTGATATCGATGTCGACACGTTCGTCGCGGTTGCTGCGGCCACGGTTAAACAGCTCGCCTGACCAGAACGGGTAAGCGCCGTGCGCGAGCGTCGACGGGGTCGAAAAATAGGTTGTGCGCAGGTGAGATTGTGACGCCATACCGGAGGCGACTTTGCGCAGCTTCTGAAAATTGGGGATCCAGAAAATTTCATCGACATACAGGTCGCCGTTGTGGCTCTGCGCGGTGTTGGAATTTGTCCCGAGAAAAATCAGCTCAGCGCCATTGTTGCCGATGACGATCGGGTCGCCTGACAGGTCGACGTCAACCAGACGGGCAAAGGCGATAATGTACTTACGGAACACGTAAGCCTGCGTTTTACTGGCAGATAAAAATATCTGGTTTTGCCCGGTTTTGAGCGCGCGCAGGAGTGACTCGCGGGCAAAGTAGAACGTCGCGCCAATCTGGCGGGATTTCAGGATGTGGCGGATGCGGTGCTCTAAGCCCGCTTTATGCCAGCGGAGCTGATACTCAAACGACTGTTCGAAGAAAATCTCTTCCAGCTTCTCTATAGCCTCCTCGCTGAAATAATTTCGTTTCGGCTTTTTGCGATCCCCTTTGTTGCGGCTGGCGATATTGGGGTTTAAATCCACCTCGTTTCCGGTCTGGCCGTAGCGGTTAATGCGCGCGAGCCGCTCCATCTGGCGCGACAGAAAATCAGCGACTTTGAAGTCATGCGCGGTCAGGTCTGGCTTTGCATAGAGCTGAATAAGCCGCGCCTCTAACGTCGATTCCACGCGGTTAATCGGGGCGGTTTCCTCCCATCCATCGCGCTGTTTCCAGCTCTGTACGGTCGGGCGCTTGAGCTGCAGCATGTCGCAGATTTGCGGCACGGCGAACCCCTGCCAGTACAACAAGCGCGCCTGTCGTCGCGGGTCATTGAGCAGTGAAAGGTCAGTTGAAATGGTCATGCTTGCCTCGTTTCTGGTGTTACGTGGCAAGGCTAAGGAAATGGGGTATTATTCGCGCTAAGTGCCTGTTGTGTCAGATCTAATCAGATCGTAAGCGGTGGCTGACACGGGTCAGAGTCAGGAAACTAAACCCGACCCGAAAACCCAACATCAGGACACCTGAGCAATGGCAAAGAAAGTTTCTAAATGGTTTCGTATCGGCGTCGAGGGTGACACCTGCGATGGCCGTGTCATCAGCGGCGATGATATTCAGGATATGGCCGACACGTTCGACCCGCGCGTCTACGGCTGCCGCATTAACCTCGAACATATCCGGGGGCTGATGCCTGACAGTCCGTTTAAACGCTATGGCGATGTGACCGAGCTTAAGGCGGAGATTATCAGCGATGGCTCTGCGCTCGATGGCAAAAAAGCGCTGTACGGCAAAATCCAGCCGCTCGACGAGCTGGTCAGCATGGTTAAGGCCGGGCAGAAGGTTTACACCTCCATGGAGATCCGCCCGAACTTTGCCAACAGCGGCAAGTGTTACCTCGTTGGCCTGGCCGTCACCGATGACCCGGCAAGTCTCGGCACGGAATACCTCGAATTCTGCAGCCGCGCCGCGCAGAACCCGCTCGCCGGTAAAAAAGACCAGCCGGACGACGTTTTTTCTGTCGCCTCACTGGCTGAGCTGGAGTTTGAGGACGTTCCCGACACCATGTTCAACAGCCTGACCGATAAGGTCAGAGCCATTTTTGGCCGTAAGCAGGCCAGCGATGATGCCCGTTTCGCGGATGTGCATGAGGCGGTGACCGCCGTCACCGAGCAGGTGCAAACCAATCTCAACGCTACCGACCAGCGCGTCAACGAGCTGGAGACCGCTTTTGCGCAGCTTAAGCAGGACGTGACCAGCAAAGTCGATGAAAACGCGCAGGCGTTTACCTCCCTGAAAAGCTCCCTCGATAACACCGAAAGCCAGAGCCAGCCGCGCCGCGAGCTTTCAAAAGGCGGTACGGGTGACGAGCTGCTGACCAACTGCTGATAACGCGCCGGGCATGCTGCCCGGCCTGAACCCTTTTACCCGAACAGGAAAAACCATGCGTAAAGATACCCGCTTCAAATTTAATGCCTACCTGTCCCGCGTCGCGGAGCTGAACGGCGTTTCAACCGATGACGTGGCGAAGAAATTCACCGTCGAGCCGTCGGTCACGCAAACCCTGATGACCACCCTGCAGATGTCATCCGCGTTTCTCACCAAAATCAACATCGTGCCGGTCGACGAGCTGAAAGGCGAAAAAGTCGGGGTGGGCGTTAACGGTACGATTGCGAGCACCGCCGACACCGCCGGTGATGACGAGCGTAAGACCGCTGACTTTACCGCGCTGGAGTCCAATAAATACGAGTGCGCGCAGATTAACTTTGACTTCCATATCCGCTACAAACAGCTCGACCTGTGGGCGCGATTCCAGGACTTCCAGACCCGTATCCGTGACGCCATCATCAAACGTCAGTCTCTCGATTTCATCATGGCCGGTTTCAACGGCATCGAGCGCGCGGCGACGTCCGACCGCAAAAAGAATCCGATGCTGCAGGACGTGGCGATCGGCTGGCTGCAGAAGTACCGCAATGAAGCGCCAGCGCGCGTGATGTCGAAAGTCACCGACGAGGACGGCACAGTCATTTCCGACGTGATCCGCGTGGGTAAAAACGGCGACTATGCGAACCTCGACGCGCTGGTCATGGATGCCACCAGTAACCTGATTGACGAGATTTATCAGGATGACCCGGAGCTCGTCGTCATCACCGGGCGTAAGCTGATGGCGGATAAGTATTTCCCTATCGTCAATCAGGAGCAGGCAAACACCGAATCGCTGGCCGCTGACATCATCATCAGCCAGAAACGAATCGGCAACCTGCCAGCCGTGCGCGTGCCTTACTTCCCGGCTGATGGGCTGATGGTGACGCGTCTCGACAACCTGTCGATTTACTTCATGGATGACGCGCACCGTCGCGCCATCATTGAAGAACCGAAAAAAGACCGCGTAGAAAACTACGAGTCAATGAATATTGACTATGTGGTCGAGGCTTACGCCGCCGGTTGCCTGATTGAAAACATCAAGCTCGGTGACTTTACCCCACCGGCAGCGCCGGAAAGCGCTTCCGCGCCTGCAGCACCGGAAAGCGGGGAGTAAGCCATGACGAGTCCCGCAGCGCGTCACATGATGCGGGTCTCGGCCTCTGAAACAGCGCAGCGGGCTGCCGTCCCGCTGCGCAATGCAACTGCCTATGAGCAGATGCTCGTTAAGCTGGCCGCAGACAACCGCACGCTGAAACAAATCCGATCCAATGAGCGCAAGGCAGACAAAAAGCGCGAGCTGCTGCCGTTCTATCTGCCGTGGGTCGCTGGCGTCCTCGCAAACGGCAAAGGCGCGCAGGATGACATCGTCATGACGGTGATGCTCTGGCGTCTCGATGCTGACGATATCGCCGGGGCGCTGGAAATTGCCCGTTATGCCATGACCTACGGCCTGACCATGCCGACCGGTCGACGTCCGACGCCTTACCTTCTGGCCGAAGAGGTGGCACTGGCCGCGCAACGCCTGCGCGGTGCGAAACAGCCGGTCGAACTGTCGAACCTGCTCGACACCCTCGCGCTGACCGAGCGAGCGGATATGCCCGACATCGTGCGCGCGAAGCTGCACAAAATCACCGGCTACGTGCTGCGTGATGCGGAGCAACTGCCGGAGGCGCTGGCGCACCTGCAGCGTGCGATCCAGTTAGAGAGCACCATCGGCGTTCGAAAAGACATTGAGCAGCTAGAGCGCCAGCTCAGGCCAAAACCCGAACCGGCACCGAAAACCAAAACGACTCAACCGCGCACGCGCAAACCTGCCGCTAAAACGGCAGCACGGCGCGGGCGTCCACCAAAGGCGGCAAAAGCCGCTGGTTAACCGAGCGCTCCCCGAGCCGGGCGGCACGCCGGTCAATGCGGGTATCAATTGCCCTGACTGCGACCGGCGTCCACCGCCCACCCATTACCCGAGGTTGTCATGACGACGCTGATTATTGAGCCAAAAAAAGAGCCGCAGGATGTGCCGGGCGTGGTGATACCGCCACCGGGCGTGAGCGAGCCGGTAATCAAAAACACCCCGTTTTTTCCTGACGTGGATCCGAAGCGCGTGCGTGAGGAAATGCGTTTAGAGCAGACCGTTTCCCCCGTGCGCCTGCGCCGGGCGATTAAGACCGCCATTGCGGAGACTAACGCGGAGCTGAGCGACTGGCGCGAAATTCAGCTCGATGCCGGTTACGCCACGCTGGCTGACGTCCCGACGGACAAGCTCGACGGCGAGAGCGTGCGCGTTTTCCACTACTTCAACGCCGTGTGTTCGATGACGACGGCCACGCTTTATGAGCGTTTTCGCGGCGTGGATGCCACCGCCAAAGGTGACAAAAAAGCCGACAGCATCGACAGCACTATCGATGAAATGTGGCGGGATATGCGCTGGTCTGTGGCGCGCATCCAGGACAAAGCGCGCTGCATTGTGGGGCAAATCTGATGAAAGCGTATGCGCTGCAGGGCGACACTCTCGACGCGATTTGCGCCCGGTATTACGGACGCACTGAGGGCGTGGTCGAAACCGTCTTAGAGGCTAATCCCGGCCTGTCTGAGCTCGGCGTTATCCTGCCGCACGGCACGGCTGTTGAGCTGCCCGAGGCCGAGAGCGCGGCCAGAACCGAAACGGTGAATCTATGGGACTGAGTATGGAAAAAATCACCACGTTTATTGCCTACTGGCTGGCCGTGGGGCTGGCGTATGTCGGGGCTATGTCCCCCGAAAAGATGGCGCTTTACGTGGGCGGCGGATGCGCCATTTTTACCGCGCTGACGAACTACTGGTTTAAGCGCAAGACGTACCTCTATCTGACATCGCTCGGACTCGATAAAGGGGCTATTCGTGAAATCAATCGTTAAAAAATGCAGTGTGGCCGCCGTGCTGGCGCTGGCAGCGCTGATGCCTGACTTTCGTCTGCTTAACACCTCGCCCGGGGGGCTGGCGCTAATTGCCGACCTCGAAGGTTGTCGCCTGACGCCTTACCAGTGCAGCGCGGGAGTGTGGACGTCGGGCATCGGCCACACTGCAGGCGTCGTGCCAAAGGGGGAAATCACCGAGCGGCAGGCGGCGGCGAATCTCGTCGCGGATGTGCTGAACGTCGAGAAACGTCTGGCAGTATGCGCGCCGGTGAAAATGCCGCCGCAGGTTTACGACGCGCTGGTCAGTTTCTCATTCAACGTGGGAACCGGCGCGGCCTGCCGGTCGACGCTTGTCTCGTTTATCAAACGCCAGCAATGGCCGCAGGCGTGCGACCAGCTCACCCGCTGGGTTTACGTGAACGGCGAAATTAACAAAGGGCTGGAAAATCGCCGCGCGCGTGAGCGTGCCTACTGCCTCAGGGGGATTCAATGAAAGTGATGTTGTTTTTACTGGCCGCGCTGATGGCGGTTGTGCTCTGGCAGCGTCATGAAAACGGCAACCTGACGCGCTCGTTTGAACGGGCAAACAGGGTCGCCACCGAACAAAAAACCGCGATCGGAATGCTGAAAAATCAGCTTTCCGTTTCGCAGGGAATTGCCAGGCGAAATGAAACCGCGCAGGTCAGTTTACGCGGCGAACTGCTGGCCGCCGGTGCGATGGCCGTGCGGCGTGAAGAAACCATTACGAGGCTGATAAATGAGAATGAAACCCTACGCCGCTGGTATAGCGCTGAGCTGCCTGATGTTGTGCGCAGGCTGCACACCCGCGCCGGTTGCGCCTCCGCCGGTCATTGTTTACAGCGCCTGCCCGAAGGTGAGCTATTGCCCGATGCCGGGAAGCGACCCGGCCACTAATGGCGACCTGAGCGCCGATATTCGCAGGCTTGAGCACGCGCTCGCCGCCTGCGCGCTGCAGGTTGAAACCGTCAAAGACTGTCAGGATAAACTCGATGAAGAAAGCACGCAGCCTGCGCGAAGCGCTGATTAAAGCCGTTCCGCAGCTTGAAACAAACCCCGAAATGATGCGCATCTTTGCAGATGAGGGGAATATCGATGCGCGTCTCGCGGCCTCGCTGTCGCACGAGAAAATTTATACCCTGAATGTGATCGTGTGTGACTTTGTGGGCGACCCTGACCTGATTTTCGTGCCGGTGGCCGCATGGCTCAGGGAAAACCAGCCGGATATCTGCACGCTCGATGACGGCCGCAAAAAGGGCTACCGTTTCCAGATGGATTTGAACGACGGGGACAGCGTCGACATCAGCATCAGTCTGCAGCTCACCGAGCGAACCCTCATCAAAGAGGAAAACGGCGCGCTGCACGTGAGATATGCCCCTGAGCCGCCACTGCCGGAGCCCGTCACCCGGCCAAAAGAGCTTTATATCAACGGCGAACTGGTGAGCAAATGGGATGAGTGAATTTAAGCCCTTTGACGACCGGCTCAATGGTCTTATTGCTGCCCTGTCACCGGCTGCACGCCGTAAGCTGGCAGGAGAGATAGCAAAGGAGCTGCGCAAGTCGCAACAGCAACGTATCAAACAGCAAAAAGCCCCGGACGGCTCACCGTATCAGGCGCGCAAGCGTCAGCCTCTCAGGGCTAAGACCGGACGGATTAAGCGGGCGATGTTCCAGAAGCTACGCACAAGCCGGTACATGAAAGCCACTGGCCGTGAAAACAGCGCGGTGGTGGAATTTACCGGCAAGGTGCAGCGCATCGCGCGTATCCATCAGCTCGGTCTAAAAGACCGTCCTAACCAGCACAGCCGTGACGTGCAGTATGCAGAGCGCCAGTTACTCGGATTCAGCCGGGAAGATAAACAGGACGCCGAGGCGCTGATAATTCACTATTTGAAGAAGATTGATAGGATTGCTTGAATTTTTTATCTTTTAAAAATCGTAGATAATTGGAGAGTGTTTTTCATAAAAAGAACTGAAATGTACCTTGCAGTTAAACATGACTTAGCCCTACCATGAGAAAGGTTATGCGTCGATGTAATATCACTTTGATGCAATTTTGAAAAGTTTTTATTTTGATTAAAGGGCTAAGCCATGGCTACACATGATAGGAAATCTTGCAGTGCTTATCTTAATCTCGTTGCTCCACCAATATCCAATACATTAGCTGCTACAATTGATAATCATAATGTCGAAATAATAGACAGATTACGGCAGAGTCATTTTTATATGATTTGCGGTAGGGCAAAGGCAAAATTCGGTAAGGTTGTATCTGGAGATTCTGAGGGGAATATCCCGGTTGAAATCATCCTTGACTCCGGGCTGCAGTCTAAAGGTTTTATACATATAGCGAGAATGCGGTTTTTCAGAAATGCTCCAGAAAAGTTCGTGCTTAAAATGAAAGCTGATGAGAATTTCATTACTTTATTTTACGGTGATGAAGTGGTCTTGAATCTTACTCCGGATGAGTTATTAATGCGGCGAGGCAGGAGTGATGCCATAGTAAGCGGTTTTGATAACTATCAAGATATTATGACTTTCGACTTGCTGTATGTTGGCATAGCTAAAGAAAATCAGGACAGTTACAGTCGCTTGATTGCAAAAGGTCATAAAGCAAGAATGGACATCTTGGCTAACGAGAGGCAACGTGTACCCGGTGCTAGAGTAAGCGATGAGACCTTCCTTTTACTGTTTCAAATTGAACCTCTTACTATTTCAGTCTTTAGTGGGCCAGGCGATTTAGATGACGAAGATTTAAATTTCTCTGTCGATTATCATAGATTAATTGCAGATGCTGAGAAAGCTGTAATAAATACATTTAAACCGAAATATAATAAGCAGTTGTATGCTAATTACCCTAAGGGTAAGGATGGTTTATATCAGCAAGGATATGATGGTTACACGTATGCTATTTCAGAGGGGATGGCTTTTAATACCTTCTATGGAACAATTAAGGGGGCTCGGAGCCCTGATGGACTCTTTATAACTAATGAGGCTGATTTTATTTCGGTTATTGGTGATGAGGTTACCTTGAATATATCAGGGGTTGATTTTAATGTTAGTGTTGATTGATAACTATTAAATTTGTTTTTGAGATTCTGGTTTGATGCTTTAAAAGAAATAAAGTTCATGCATTGAAGATTTAGAACGTTGGCTCAGGCACCACAAAACCTTACATCATTGCCGCTGGCCTCGCCCGGCGGCAAAATTTCCCCATGAATAATCTAAATTCTCTGCAGGAAATCGCACGCGCGATCCGCAACCTTATCCGCACCGGCATCGTGACCGACGTCGACCACGACGAGGGGCTGTGTCGTGTCCAGACCGGCGGCATTGAGACCACCTGGCTGAACTGGCTTACCTGTCGCGCCGGTCGCTCGCGCGTATGGTGGGCTCCCTCCGTTGGTGAGCAGGTGCTTTTACTGGCTGTTGGCGGCGAGCTCGATACGGCGTTTGTGTTGCCCGGCATTTTCTCTGACGACCATCCCGCACCGTCTGCCTCCCCTGATGCGCTTCACGTGTCCTTTCCTGACGGGGCGGTTATCGAGTACGAGCCCGAAAACGGCGCGCTCACCGTGTCAGGCATCAAAACCGCTGACGTCACCGCGTCTGAGTCCATTACGGCCACCGTGCCGGTGGTGCTGGTGAAAGCGTCGAGCCGTATCACGCTCGATACGCCGGAGGTGGTGTGTACCAACAAGCTGACGACCGGCACGCTCGAAGTGCAGAAAGGCGGCGCCATGCGCGGGGACATCGAGCACACCGGCGGGACACTGAAATCAAACGGCGTGCAGGTGGATAACCACGACCACGGCGGCGTCGAACGGGGCGGAAGCTGGACGGAGGGCATCAAATGACGGTGCGTTATCTGGGAATGAACAGCCAGACCGGCCTCAGTATCTCTGAGGTTGAGCATATCCGGCAAAGCGTGCGCGACATTCTGGTCACGCCGGTTGGCTCGCGCGTTATGCGTCGTGAATACGGCTCGCTCCTGTCGCAGATGATTGACCAGCCGCAGACCCCGGCGCTGCGCCTGCAGATTATGGCCGCGTGCTATTCCGCGATCCAGAAGTGGGAGCCGCGCGTTAGCCTCACGACCATCACCTTTGAACGGTCGGAGACCGACGGCGGGCTGTATGTCGACATCACCGGCACCCGCTCAACCGGCGGCCAGCCTTTTTCACTCACCATTCCACTGAGTTAAACGCTATGGCAATTGTTGACCTTAACCAGCTCGCCGCGCCTGACGTCCTGGAAGAACTGGACTATGAAACCATCCTGAGCGAGCGAAAGGCGACGCTCGTCTCGCTGTACCCGGAAGACCAGCAGGACGCCGTCGCGCGCACGCTGTCGCTTGAGTCCGAGCCGCTGGTGAAGCTGCTGCAGGAAAACGCCTACCGGGAAGTTATCTGGCGACAGCGCGTCAATGAGGCCGCGCGTGCGGTCATGCTGGCCTACGCCACCGGCGCAGACCTCGACCAGATAGGCGGAAATTACAACGTCCAGCGCCTTGTCATCACCCCTGCAGACGATACGACGATACCGCCGACTCCTGCCGTGATGGAGTCGGACACCGACTACCGTCTTCGCATTCAACAGGCATTTGAGGGGCTGAGTACCGCAGGCTCTACCGGCTCTTATCAGTTTCATGGCCGCAGCGCTGACGGGCGGGTCGCCGATATTTCGGTCATCAGTCCCGAGCCTGCGTGTGTCACGGTCACGGTGCTGTCACGCGAAAATAACGGCGTGGCGTCTGACGAGCTGCTCGCCATCGTGCGCACCGCGCTGAACGATGAGGACGTCAGGCCGGTCGCTGACCGCGTGACCGTGCAGTCGGCGAACATTGTCGACTATAAAATCACCGCATCGCTTTACCTTTACCCCGGTCCCGAAAGTGAGCCGGTGCTGAGTGCGGCAAAAACAAAGCTGCAGGCGTATATCACCGCGCAGCACCGGCTCGGGCGAGACATCCGCAAATCAGCGATTTATGCCGCGCTCCACGTCGAGGGCGTGCAGCGCGTTGAGCTGGCCGAACCGGTGGCCGACATCGTGCTCGATGACACGCAGGCGTCATGGTGCAGCGATTACAGCGTGACGATCGGGGGCAACGATGAATGATACCCGCCTGCTGCCGGTGGGCTCGTCACCGCTTGAGGTGGCGGCGGCGCGCGCCTGCGCTGAGATTGAAAATACCCCCGTTCCGCTGCGCCGCCTCTGGAGTCCTGACGACTGCCCGGCAAATCTGCTGCCGTGGCTGGCGTGGGCGTTTTCCGTTGACCGCTGGGATGAGAGCTGGCCGGAGGCCACAAAGCGGGATGTCATCCGCGCGGCGTGGTTTATCCATGCGCACAAAGGAACAATTGGGGCGGTTCGCCGCGTGGTCGAGCCGCTCGGCTATCTGATTAACGTGTCTGAGTGGTGGGAAACGAATGACCCGCCCGGCACGTTTCGCCTCGATATCGGTGTGTTAGAGACCGGCATCACCGAGGAAATGTATTACGAGATGGAGCGGCTCATTGCGGATGCAAAGCCAGCCAGCCGCCATCTTATCGGCCTCAACATTATTCAGGATGTGCCGGGCTATCTCTACACCGGCGCGCTGACGTATGACGGCGACATCATCACGGTTTACCCGGAAAAGTGAGAACACCATGACAGTAAAATATAAAACGGTCATCACCAAAGCCGGTGCGATTAAGCTTGCTGCAGCGACCGTCCCGAACGGGAAAAAAGTGAATTTTACGGCGATGGCCATCGGTGACGGTGGCGGCACATTGCCGGTACCTGATGCCAGCCAGACAAAGCTCGTCAATGAAGTCTGGCGCCATACGCTGAACAAAATCAGCCAGGACAACAAGAATCAAAATTATGTGATCGCCGAGCTGCTCATCCCGCCAGAAACCGGCGGTTTCTGGATGCGCGAAATGGGGCTCTATGACGACACCGGCACGCTGATTGCCGTCGGCAACATGGCGGAAAGCTACAAGCCGGAGCTGGCGGAGGGGTCAGGCCGCGCGCAGACCGTGCGTATGGTCATCATGGTTAGCGACATCGAGTCAGTCGAGCTGACGATTGACACCTCAACGGTGATGGCAACGCAGGACTATGTCGACGATAAGCTCGCAGAGCATGAGCAGTCCCGCCGTCATCCTGACGCCACGCTTAAGGAAAAAGGGTTTACCCAGCTCAGCAGCGCGACCGACAGCACATCTGAGACGCTAGCCGCGACGCCGAAAGCGGTTAAAACGGCGTATGACCTTGCTAACGGTAAATACACGGCTCAGGACGCAACCGCGGCGCAAAAAGGTATTGTCCAGCTCAGTAGCGCCACCGACAGCACGTCTGAGACGCTCGCTGCGACGCCGAAAGCGGTTAAGACGGCGTATGACCTTGCCAACGGTAAATATACGGCTCAGGACGCGACCACGGCGCAAAAGGGTATCGTCCAGCTCAGTAGCGCCACCGACAGCACGTCTGAGACGCTCGCTGCGACGCCGAAAGCGGTTAAGACGGCGTATGACCTTGCTAACGGTAAATATACGGCTCAGGACGCGACCACGGCGCAAAAGGGTATTGTCCAGCTCAGTAGCGCCACCGACAGCACGTCTGAGACGCTTGCGGCCACGCCAAAGGCTGTGAAGGCCGTCAATGATGACGTGACAAAGCTCAAAAACAGCCTGGGTACTGCCGCAGGTAAAAATGTTCAGGAAAGCCGCGACGACATCACACCGGGGCGCGTGCTGGTTAACGGTGGTGCAATTGCGGTGCGGTCAGTTGCTGCCAGAGCAGGTACAGCCATCGCTGATGCAAGTGCCCTCCCGGCTAACTCTGTGAGTTTTTGTTATGCCGATGCAGCATACTCACCGGGTTATGAAGCCACCATTCTTGATGTGGGAGGCTTATCGCAAAATTACAGAGTGCAATATGCAGCATCATATGCGGATGGCGGGAAGCGGCTTAAATTTCGCACCCTGAACGGTGATAACGGGTATTGGGGAAGCTGGACGAACGTATTAACGAATTACGGCGGAAGCGTTGATTATCTCGATGGCGCAAGGTATTACGCCACTAAGCCGGAATACTGGCAGGGAGGCGGGGCATTTTCACATCAATATGATAATGGTTCAGCACCATTTTTTGTTGGTGGTTACTCTACCGCTAAAGGTAACTCGGTATACCTGCCGATAGTGAAAGGATCATCTGTAACGAAAGAGCTCGGTTGGGGTTCTTCCGTTAGCTTCGGAATACTGCGATCCGGTAATGGCGATTTTGGCTCAGCCGTTATCCATATTATCGGAGATTCTGGCGCTGGTGCTATATTTAGCTTTGACGCAAACGGCACATTTAATACCCCTGCGAAAATTAATAGCGGAGGCGCTCTTTACGCAGCCGGACAAATTGATAACGGGGGTAATATTGTAGCTGGTCAGGGTCTGTATGAATCAGGCGGTTTAGTCAGGGTTTACTCGTCGAACAACCCGCCACCGAACCAGTCAGGGTCAACCACCACCGGGAACAGTTCCGCCTATTATCGTCACGGTAATGGTCAGATATTTATGCAGTGTATTGCCGGGATATATTCAGATTCCAGAACAAACCCGGACGTCACGGTTTATTTACCGGCATCATTCCCTAACGGGATTCTGGCAATTGGCGGCTCATATAGCGGGAGCGGCGGAAATAATCAGTCTTCATGGTGGACAGCATCAGCAATAAGCGCAAATGCATTTAATTTGCACACAACAAACATGAGCGGCTATTTCTCTTTTGTAGTAACGGGGTATTAATCATGCACAGTCAGTTATTCAGCAATAAGACACGCGGATTTTATCCGATAAAGAGTCTTCGCTATTACAAATCTGTTGATGCGCTACCCGATGACCTTGTCAGGGTCAGTGATTCAGAGCACGAAAAATTTGTCGGCGCAGCCCCCGTCAACAGCGCTCCATTTTACAACGTAGAGAGCAAGCAGATGGAATGGGTCAGCGTAACCGCACCGACCAGAACACCTGAGGAAATCATCGCTGATAATCGCGAGGCGCTGTTGAGCAGACAGCGCGAGGCGGCGATTACCGCCTTTCCCCTGCAGTCTGCAGTTGATTTAGGGATTGCCAGCGAGGCAGAAAAAGCGCAACTGGAAGCGCTGAAAAAATACGTTGTTAAACTGATGGACGTTGACCTGAGCGCGCCAGAATGGCCTGCAGCGCCTGTGTAGCGTTATCACCAAAAAAAAGCCCGCAACGTGCGGGCTATTTCTTATTCGTAGGGGCATTCCTCGTAATCTTTTTCGGTTTCATCACCAACAAAGAATTTGAGCCAGCAAAAACCAAAAATTCCCCATGCTGTCAGGCCGCCTGTTATCCAGAGTAAAATCGTCATCGTCATCACCTCGTTAATGGCGAAACGATATCGACAATACCCACTCATTGATAATGGTTATCAGCGATCAATTACTCATGATTGATCGCTCAAAACGATCAATTACCTTTGCCGCCTACCTCAACCACTCACTGCGCGTTGTGCTGTCCCCATTCCAACGGCGTTACGTTTCTCGCTCCCCATACACAACAGAAAATAGTCGCACCCCTTAACCACGGAGTTAAACAGATGGGCGACTATCATCACGGCGTCGAGGTCATCGAGATTAACGATGGCACGCGCACCATTTCCACCGTCTCGACGGCCATCATCGGCATGGTCTGCACGGCCAGCGATGCTGACGCAAAGACATTCCCCTTAAACGAGCCGGTGCTGATTACCAGTGTGCAAACGGCTATCGGTAAAGCCGGTAAAAAAGGCACGCTGTCAAAATCCCTGCAGGCCATCGCCGACCAGTGCAAACCGGTCATTGTGGTGGTGCGCGTTCCCGAAGGTATCGACGACCCGTCAGACCCGGAAGCGGCGCAGAAAGAAACCATTTCGAACATCATCGGCACGACCGACGAAAACGGCAAATATACCGGGCTGAAAGCACTGTTAACGGCGAAAACCGTCACCGGCGTTAAGCCACGCATTCTCGGCGTGCCGGGTCTGGATTCTCAGGAAGTGGCGACCGCGCTTGCGTCGACCTGCCAGAGCCTGCGCGCGTTCGGCTACGTGAGCGCGTGGGGCTGCAAGACCATTTCCGACGCCATCAAATACCGTGAGAATTTCAGCCAGCGCGAGCTGATGGTCATTCACCCTGATTTTCTGGCATGGGACACCACGGCGAACGAAACCGATATTGCATGGGCGACCGCCCGCGCGCTCGGTCTGCGCGCCAAAATCGACCAGGAAACCGGCTGGCACAAAACGCTCTCCAACGTCGGCGTGAATGGCGTCACCGGCGTCAGTGCCTCGGTCTCATGGGATTTGCAGGAGCAGGCCACCGACGCAAACCTGCTGAATCAGGCCGGGGTGACAACGCTCATCCGCAACGACGGCTTTAAATTCTGGGGCAACCGCACCTGCTCTGACGATCCGTTATTCGTGTTTGAAAACTACACCCGCACGGCGCAGGTGCTGGCCGACACGATGGCCGAAGCGCACGCGTGGGCGATGGATAAGCCCGTTTCCGCAACGCTCATCCGCGACATCGTCGCCGGTATCAATGCCAAATTCCGCGAGCTGAAAAACAACGGCTATATCGTTGACGGCTCCTGCTGGTACGACCCGGAGTCAAACAGCGTGGAAACCCTCAAAGCGGGGAAACTGTATATCGATTACGACTACACCCCCGTCCCGCCGCTGGAAAACCTGACCCTGCGCCAGCGCATCACCGATACCTATCTGGCAGACCTGTCAGACTCGGTCAATAGCTAAGGAGCTCTGAGCATGGCGTTACCACGCAAACTGAAATACCTGAACATGTTTAACGACGGCCTCAGCTACATGGGCGTCGTTGAATCCGTCACCCTGCCAAAGCTGACCCGAAAGCTTGAAAAATATCGCGGCGGCGGGATGCCGGGCTCGGTGTCGGTTGACCTCGGCCTCGACGACGACGCGCTGTCGCTTGAGTGGACGCTGGGCGGCCTGCCTGACGTTGAGCTGTGGGCGCAGTACGCGTCACCGGGTGCCGACAGCGTGCCGCTGCGCTTCACCGGCTCTTACCAGCGCGATGACACCGGCGCAATCTCTGCCGTTGAGGTGGTCATGCGTGGCCGTCACAAGGAGTACGACGGCGGCGAGAACAAACAGGGCGAAAGCGGCACGACCAAAATCGCGACCGAGTGCTCGTATTACCAGCTCACGATTGACGGCAAGGAGGTCATCGAGATTGACGTCGTCAACATGGTGATGAAAGTCGACGGCGTCGACCGTCTCGCTGAGCACCGCCGGGCGATTGGCCTGTAACCCCTTTACCGGTCAGCCAGGCTGGCCGGTCACTTACTCACATTCAAAGAGAGCAACATCATGGAAAACATCAACGAAACCGCCACCACCGAAACCGAAAACCCGAACATTGTGATCCTCGATAATCCAATCATGCGCGGTGAGCAAAAAATCGAACAGGTGACCGTGAGCAAACCCAACGCCGGTACTCTGCGCGGTGTGAGTCTGGCCTCGCTGGCAAACTCTGACGTCGATGCGCTGATTAAGGTGCTGCCGCGTATGACATACCCGGCGCTGACCGAGCACGAGGTCATGCGTCTGGAAGCATCAGACCTGATTTTGTTCGCCGGTAAGGTGGTCGGTTTTTTGTCGCCATCTTCGGCTCGCTGACCTTCCCGGATAACCTTTCGGTCGATGACCTGATGGCGGATATCGCGGTGATATTTCACTGGCCGCCATCAGAACTAAATTCCCTGAGCGTGACCGAGCTCATCACATGGCGCGATAAGGCGCTGCAGCGAAGCGGACACCACCATGAGCAATAACGTCAGGATTGAGGTACTGCTGAACGCAGTAGACCGGGCAAGCCGACCGCTCAAAGCTATCCAGACTGCCAGCAAGACCCTTGCTGGCGATATCCGCACTTCACAGAACAGCCTGCGCGATCTGAATGCGCAGGCGTCCCGAATTGACGGATTCAGGAAAGCGAGCGCACAGCTTGCCGTTACAGGTCAGTCGCTTAACAAGGCGAAACAGGAAGCCGCCGCGCTGGCCGTGCAGTTTAAAAACACGCAGAACCCCACAACCGCGCAGGCGCGGGCGATGGAAGCGGCAAAGAAATCCGCTGCTGACCTGCAGCTCAAATACAACAGCCTCAGGCAGTCGGTACAGCGCCAGCGCACCGAGCTCGCGCAGGCCGGTATTAATACCCGCACCCTGTCGGCGGATGAGCGCCGCCTGAAAACCAGCATCAGTGAAACGACTGCGCAGCTAAACCGGCAACGTGATGCGCTGGCGCGCGTCAGCCAGCAACAGGCCAGACTCAGCGCGGTAAAAAGCCGCTATGAATCCGGGCAACAGCTCGCCGCCGGTGCGCGTAATGCCGGGATGGTGGGTGTCGGAGTGGCGACCGCCGGGCTTTATGGTGCGTCACGCTTTATTGCACCGGGCATCGGTTTTGACAAACAAATGTCAGGCACGCAGGCAATCCTCGGGCTCGATAAGGGCGACGACAAGCTCGCGGCCATTCGTCAACAGGCGCGCGATATCGGTGCGACTACGGCCTTTTCACCGGGTGATGTGGCGCGCACGCAGACCACGCTCGCACGCTCGGGATATAACGCCGATGACGTGCTGGCCGCGACCGGCTCAACCGTAAACCTGAGCCTCGCGGCTGACGTGGATATCGCAGAAGCCGCGGACATTATCACTAATATGCAGTCGGCATTTAACCTGCCGACCACCGAGATTGAGCGCGTCGCGGATGTGATGACGAAAGGTTTCACGTCATCAAATACCGGCCTTGTCGAGTTGGGCGAGGCGATGAAATATGTCGCGCCAATCGCAGAGGCCGCAGGGGCGAGCATTGAAGACACGACCGCCATGCTCGGCATTCTGGCTGATAACGGGATTAAAGGCTCGATGGCCGGTACGGGGGCGAGTGCCATTTTCAACCGCCTGCAAGCGCCTATGGGGAAAGCCGTAGAGGCAATTTCTGAGCTGGGCGTGAAAACCCGCGACAGCAAAGGGAACATGCTGCCGGTCGAGAGAATCCTCAAAGATATTCATAAGTCCTTTATGAAAAACAAGCTCGGTACGGCTGAGCAGGGCGAATATCTCAAAGTGATTTTCGGCGAGGAGGCCATGAAAGGCGCGATTAAACTCGTCGCCGCTGCCGGTGATGGCTCGCTCGATAACAAGCGCCAGCAAATCCGCGACTCAAAAGGCACGACCGAGCGCATTGCGAAAATACAAACGGATAACCTCGACGGCGATCTGAAAAACCTGCAGTCAGCATGGGAAGACCTTCAGATTGAGGTTTTCGAAAAAGAAGACTCAGCACTGCGTCGTCTGACGGTTTCCGCGACAGACTGGCTCGGCAAGGTGGCCGCGTGGGCGAAAGCTAACCCTGAACTGACGCAAACCCTGTTTAACCTTGTCGCCGGTGGGCTTGCGCTGGTCGGCGTGCTGGGCGGGATTGGCCTGATTGCATGGCCGGTCATTGCCGGGATAAACGGGATTATTGCTGCAGCCGGTCTGCTGAGTGTCGTTTTCACGACTGCAGGAAGTGCCATTGTCGCTGCAGTTAGCGCAATCAGTCTGCCGGTGGTGGCCGTGGTCGCTGCCGTGGTGGCCGGTGCTCTGCTGATTCGTAAATACTGGGAGCCCATCAGCGCATTCTTTTCCGGCGTGGTTGAGGGGCTTAAAGCGGCCTTTGCGCCGGTGGCGGACATTTTCGCACCGCTCGCGCCGGTGTTTGATTCTTTCATGGAGAAATTGCGTGGAGTCTGGCAGTGGTTTAAAGACCTGATCGCACCGGTTAAGTCGACGCAGGAGACGCTCGACAGCTGCAAAAATGCGGGTGTGATGTTCGGTAAGGCGCTGGCCGACGCGCTGATGTTACCGCTCAAAAGCTTTAATACATTACGTACCGGCGTTAACTGGCTGCTGGAAAAGCTCGGGGTTATCAATAAAGAATCGACCGACCTCGACCAGAAGGCCGCAAAAGCCAATGCCGCCACCGGCTCGCAAAATGAATCTTATATTCCGACAACCTCAACATATGGCGGTTATCAGGCATATCAGCCAGTTACCGCGCCCACTGGTAAGACTTATGTCGACCAGAGCAAGCCTGAATACAACATTAACCTGAATGGTGGCATCGCGCCGGGCAGCGACCTCGACCGTCAGCTGCGTGAGGCTGTCGATAAACTCGACCGTGAAAACCGTGCGCGTCAGCGCTCAAGTATGCGTCATGACTGAGGGGGATAAAGCATGTTAATGGTTTTAGGTTTGTTTGTGTTTGAGCGCCGCACGCTGCCCTATCAGTCCATGCAGTATTCGAAGGATTACCGCTGGGCGTCAAACGACCGTATCGGAAAGCCACCGGCTTACCAGTATCTCGGGGAGGGGGAAACCACGCGCACGCTGTCGGGTGTACTCTATCCCGAAATTACCGGCGGACGCCTCTCACTGACCGCCATCGAGCTGATGGCAGACGAGGGGCGCGCGTGGCCGCTGATTGACGGAACGGGCATGATCCACGGCATGTATGTCATCGACAAAGTGACGCACACGCACACCGAGCTATTCAGCGACGGAGCGGCGAGAAAAATCGAGTTTAGCCTGTCCCTTAAGCGGGTCGATAAATCGCTGGCGGCCATTTATGGCGACCTGAAAACGCAGGCTGACAATCTGGTCACGTCTGCCGGTGACTGGCTGGGAGGGCTGGCAGGATGATGACGGGAATGGATATTCAGGCCGGGGCGAAGATAGCCCCGGCGTTTATGCTCAAGCTGGATAACGAGGATATCACGCAGGATTTTAGTGACCGCCTTATCAGCCTGACCATGACCGACAATCGCGGATTCGAGGCCGACCAGCTCGATATCGAGCTCGATGACACTGACGGTCAGATAGCAATGCCACCGCGCGGCGCAACGTTGACGCTGTGGTTAGGCTGGCAGGATTCCGCGCTGATAAAAAAAGGGACGTTCACGGTCGACGAAATCGAGCACAGGGGCGCGCCTGATACGCTGACCATCCGGGGGCGCAGCGCCGATTTTCGCGGGACGCTGAACTCTCGCCGGGAACAGTCATGGCATGACACCACGCTCGGGCAAATTGTGGAGACGATTGCGACACGCAATAAGCTGACGGCGAGTGTGGCCGACACGCTGAAAGCCGTCGCCGTGCCTCACATTGACCAGTCGCAGGAATCCGACGCGGTGTTTCTGTCCCGCCTGGCTGACCGGAACGGTGCGGCGGTTGCGGTAAAAGCGGGAAAGCTGTTATTCCTGAAAGCGGGGAGCGGTAAGACGGCCAGCGGAAAGCCCATTCCGCAGATGACGCTTGAGCGCGGGGACGGCGATCGTCATCAGTTTGCCATTGCTGACCGGGAAGCCTACACCGGCGTGTCGGCAAAATGGCTGCACACCAAAGACCCGAAGCCGCAAAAGCAAAAGGTGAAACTCAAGCGAAAACCGAAAGTGCAACACCTGCGCGCGCTGCAGCACCCGAAAGCTACCAAAGCCCCGGCAAAGACTAAAGCCAAAAAAGAGCAGGAAGCGCGCGAGGGTGAGTACATGGCCGGTGAGGCTGACAACGTGCTGGAGCTGACGACCATTTATGCGACAAAGGCGCAGGCCATGCGCGCCGCTCAGGCGAAGTGGGACAAGCTGCAGCGGGGTGTCGCGGAGTTTTCAATTTCGCTGGCTATTGGCCGGGCAGATTTATTTCCTGAAACGCCAGTCGCGGTGAAAGGGTTTAAGCGCGTCATAGACGAGCAGGCTTGGATAATCAGCCGGGTGGTGCATAACCTCAACGGGAACGGCTACACGACGGGCTTAGAGCTTGAGGTTAAGGTTTCGGATGTGGAGTACGAAAGCGAAGAATTAACGCAGTGATATATAATTAACTGTTTGTTATATAAGGATAAAATGAGTAAAATTAACGCATCGGAAATTAAATGAGGTGCTCGCCATGTTTCACTGTCCAAAATGCCATTTCGCCGCTCACGCCCGCACAAGTCGCTATTTTACTGACACGACCAAAGAGCGGTATCACCAGTGCACAAATATCAACTGCAGCGCGACATTTGTGACCACTGAGACGGTCGAGCGTTTCATTGTATCGCCGGGCGTTGTAGTACCAGCGGCACCTCACCCGACATCATCAGGCCAGCAACAAATGCACTGGCAGTGACCAAAAGAAAGCCCCGCATATGCAGGGCTTTTTTCATATGGGTGCTACTCAGAAAAGGTGTGTATGAGAAAGCATAATCACTTTCGCTCTTTCGGGTTGCTCTTTTCCCATCTCGTTACAGGTGCTGAGAGGCTGCTCCAATACATAGCCCTGAGCTTTATGTTTGTTGAGGATGTGCAACTCCTTCACAGATTCAAGATATTTTGTCGGGACATCTTTTGTCCAAATATCCATGCAGGCACCTGAGCTGATGACGGCATCGTAAACGTCAGGGGTGATCCGATTCTCGTTTAATACCACCGTTAAAGTGTCGCCACTTTTTGAGACCTCAATCGGCTGCCACGGCTTAAGTGATTTTTTCAGCGTTGAGATATCATTGGCCTGTGCTGTGTAGGACGTCAGGGCAAGAGCGAACAAAGCCGCAGCTTTAAAATATTTCAAAGTAATTTCCTTATTAAACATATGGTTAAGATTTATTCTGTCACTGAATGAAACAAAAAGTAAAGCCCCGCACGAGGCAGGGCTTTTTTCGATGTGTGGACGACGTGTGGACATCGTCAGAAACAAATCCTTTTGTTTCAT